TCTTATCGAAGCAAGACAACTTAGTATTGACCAATTAGAAATGGTATCAAGAGTATTGTTCAATAGAGATGTGACTAAGATGTCTACAGCTGAATTGAAAAGAGATATCTTGGTATTTGCTAAAAATGATCCACGTACATTCTTGAGTGCCGTAAATGATCCAGCATTGAAGTTCCAGTCAACTGTTTCTTTGATATTTGAAAAAGGATTCCTTACATTCAGAAAGAGCAACAAGGAAGTGTGGTTTAATATAGATTCAAACAAAACAAAAATGCTAAACATTCCATACGGAGAAAATCCAATGGATATTGTTGTGTCATATTTGCAATCAGATAATGGCTTAGAAACCTATAAGATTCTCGAAAACCTCTTATAGTAAGTTGAAAACACTTAAAATACGAGACTCAATCTGAAAAATGATTGGGTCTTTTTTTTCGCTATCTTTGTACAAAATGTTTTATAGATGATTAACTCAGTTAGAAATACAGTATTATCTATACTTAATAAAAATAATTACGGATACATATCTCCTTCTGATTTCAATTTATTTGCAAAGCAGTCACAGTTAGATTTGTTCGAGACGTATTTTTATCAGTATAACTATCAGATAAATAAAGAGAACGCTAGGCAGTCTGGTGAAGGATATGCTAATATTACTAAGACAATAGAGGAGTTGATTGATGTTTTTTCTATCACAAGTCCATTAACATTAAGTACACTACAGCCAACAATTAGCAATACATATTATCTTCCATCACCTACAACCACTGGTGATGACTACTATTTACTGAACAAAGTATTAGTATATTCTGATTTTATTACAAGCGGAGTAACAACAGCCATTGGAGCTGGTCTTGAATTAATAGATTCAAATGCTACATTCCAAACAAACGGTATTCAAGTTGGAGATGTCATAGGGCTTGTTAGCGGAGGTATTACTCAGTATGTGACTGTTATATCAGTAAACAGTCAAACGTCAATTACAACGACTGCCAGCATAATAACTTCAACTCCATTTAATGCCATAGGAATATCTTATAGTATATACAATGACAATACAAGTGAGGTAGAGAAAGTTTCTCATGGAAAGATAACAATGTTAAATAGCTCAAAGTTAACTAAGCCAACATTAGGATATCCTGCTTATACGCAAGAAGCGATCACTCTTACAGCATTTCCGCCTATAATAAATAACATTGGTCAAGTAGTATCTCAGTACATAAGATACCCAAAAGACCCGAAGTGGACATTCATCTCCTTAACAAATGGAGAGCCTACGTTTGATCAGTCACAACCCGACTATCAAGATTTTGAATTGCCGTTGGACTGCGAGCCTGACTTGGTGAGTAAAATTTTACAGTATGCAGGTATGTCAATACGTGAAGTTAGTGCGGTTCAGTTTGGACAAAGCTTAGAGCAAGCTGATAATCAATCTCAACAATAATAGTTTATGAGTTATATATCACAGTATCAGTATTATGAGAATGGTGGTCTTCAGCCAGAGGATGCTAATTGGGGATCATTTCAGTATGTATCTTTATACGATGTAGTAAATAACTTTATGTTGATGTACTCTGGAAACCATAGTCTGGTAAACAATGAGGAAAGATTTAAGATACTATTCCATGCAAAAAGAGCAATACAAGAATTAAACTACGATGCCTTCAAAGAAATTAAAATACTAGAACTTAGTGTTGATGATCAGTTGAGGTTTATACTTCCATCAGACTATGTAAACTGGGTTAGGATATCTATAGAAAAGGATGGTATACTTTATCCATTAAGTGAGAATATTCAAACAAACTGGTCGGCAGCATACTTGCAGGATAATACTGGAAGGATATTATTTGACCAAGATGGTAATGCATTGTCACCTCAGTTCTCAAAGCTAGATTACGACAGAATATTTACTATACAGCCGACTATATACTTAAACTCTTTATCTCCATACAATGGTATGTTAGGATACAATGACAATGGTGTTTGGTATTTCTCTAAAGGTGTTGGTGGGAGTTTTGGTTTAAATACTGAGACAGCTAATGCTAACCCTACATTTAGTATTAATAAGAAAGGTGGGGTAATTAACTTCAGTTCAGGAATTCAAGGTGAGCTTGTTGTTCTTGAATACGTATCAGATGGTATGGAGAATGGTGACGATAGTATGGTTACTGTAAATAAAATGTTTGAAGACTACATATATGCTGCTATTGAGTACGCTCTATTGAGTTCTAAACTTAATGTTCAAGAGTATATCGTAAATAGAGTTAGAAAAAGAAAGACCGCATTGTTAAGAAATGCTAAAATAAGAATTAGTAATATCCATCCAGGAAGATTATTAATGAATATGAGGGGTCAAAATAAGTGGCTAAAATAATATGGCAAATTTAACTAGAAGTTTTGCATCAGGTAAAATGAATAAGAGTGTTGATGAACGTCTTATTCCAAATGGTGAATATATTGATGCCTTAAATGTTAGGATGGGTTCTACTGAAGAATCTGAGCAAGGAGTTATTGAGAACGCGAAAGGAAATATTGAGCTAACTCAGTTACAATTTGAGGGTACTCCATTGAGTCAAGAAGCAAGATGTATTGGTGCATTTGAGGATGGAATTAATGAGACTATATACTGGTTTGTACATGATGAGAATTTTGCACCATCTCCAACTGGAAAAATAGATTTAGTTGTATCATATAATGTAAATACATCTGTACTTGTATATCACTTAATAAGTATGCAGGATGGAATATCTACAAATAGTACTTTAAATTTTAGTGATAAGTATTTAATTACTGGCATAGATAAAGTTGAGAGTCTATTGTACTGGACAGATGACTACAATCCTCCAAGACAGGTTAACATTAATAACAACTATCCTAATCCAATCCTTGGAGTTGATCAGTTTTCTTATGAGTCAATACTTGTTATTAAAAAACCACCAATAGCTGCCCCAAGTGTCACACCAATGCCAACCTCTAGTCAAGAAAATTTTCTTGAGGATAGATTTATTTGCTTTGCATATAGATACAAGTACGAAGATGGAGAATACTCAGCAACATCACAGTGGAGTAAGCCTGCATTTATACCAAGTAATTATTTCTACAATTCAGCAACAGGCTTAAATGATGGGATGAATGGACTTGCTAATATGGCTTCTGTAACTTACAACTCAGGAGGACCATTAGTAAAATCTATTGATTTACTGTTTAAAGAGATGGACTCTCCTATAATCAGAGTAATTGATAAGGTAAGTAAAAAAAACGATGGCTTATCTGACAATACTAATTATAGCTTTCAGTTTGAAAACAGCAAAATATTTACAATACTTGATGAGTCTGAAATATTAAGACTATACGATAATGTTCCATTACTATCTAAGTCTCAAACTGTTATGGGAAACAGGTTGATGTATGGTAATTATGTTGATGGATATGATTTAATTGACCAATATGAAAATCCATTAAGATTAGAATATGCTTCAGAATTATTATCAAATGAAATTGGAGAAAGCAATATAGACTATTCTTTGTCAACTGGATATTATCCATTTGGAATACCAGGATTAATACCAGAATCCATTGTAAATTTTGATTTTTCAGGAACAAACCTCGTATCTGGAGGCATTATTACATTTGAAATAAGATATACTTATTCTCAATATAGCGGAGACACTCCATTTCCAATAGATCAGCAACAAGCAACTACTGTAAATTTTTCATATATTTTACAACAAAATTTTAATAATATATATGATTTATCAGTAGATCCTGACTTTGTTGAAAAAATTGGAACAGCACTACCTAATCCTCCAGGCACAATACAAACTGTTGAAAATTCTTGCATTGGTACTACTTTTACAGATTTATTTAACTGCTCAGTAGAGCAGACTCTAGGTGGGTCTCCAACACTTTATAAATATCAAAGTGGAATATCGGCAGCTAATCAGCCAATGCAGATACTTTCTAGTCCAGGTAGTAATATTATATCTCTTCAGATTCCAGCAATGAGATATGTTGATGTTTCAACACTTTTACCACCATTTAATAAAAACGTATACGCATACTACAAAATGGAGTTTGCTGAAGCGATATATTCAGAGATAGGAAATCCAACTAGTCTTCATAGCAATAGAGGTTATGAGATTGGAATGGTATACATGGATGAGTTCAATAGATCATCAACTCCACTAGTAAGTAGTTACAATGCTGTGTACGTTCCATGTTCATCATCAGAATTTCAGAATAAAATACAAGTAACTATACCAGCAATTCAAGAAGCACCATACTGGGCTAAGAGATATAAATTTGTAGTGAAGCCTGATAAAGAAATATATGAGACAATATACTCTGATTTTTTTGTTAGAGATCCAACGAGTGGAGCAGACTTTTTTCTACTTGAAGGACAAAACTCTCAGAAGGTTGAAGTAGGAGATGATCTTATCGTAAAAGTTGATACTACTGGAGCTTTGAATTCTTGCACGTATACGTCTGTTCTTGATAAACGAACATATGAAGCTAATTTCTTAAGTCCAGCTCCAACTGACTCGGCTGGTCAAGTAATTTCCATCCCAACTGGAGTATATATAAAGCTTCAATCAAACAACTTCAGTACAGCCTATGATAATCTTGGCGGAATACCAAATGTAATAACATATGGGTTAATAAAAAATGATACTGGTATCAGTGATAATAGTTGCGCTCCAGTAGGTTATCCAACATATATAGCAGATCCATCTAATCCAGGTACTTTTATTCCAATACCAATACCAGCTGGTTCATCAATATATCTTAACTTCAAAAGTAATAGAGAGGGCAAAAATAGTGTTAGTGGTAGACATTATGAATATGAGAACACACTAAAAGCATCTCAAGATTATAA